CCCGAGGCCAAGGTCTGCCGCTTCTGCGGCCGCGATCTTCCCGCCGCCGCACGCATGAAAGTGGCGGGAGCTGACGCCGATTCGCTAGGGCCAAGACCCGGAGGATGAGGCCATGCGTTTCTGCTACGCCGTCACGTTTCTCGCCGCCTGCCTGGCCGCCGCCGTCTTATTCTTTGGCTTGATCGGAGCCAAGGGCGCGCCCCAGGAAGCCGCCATCGGCGCCATCGCCCTGGCGATCGCCGTCATCCCCTACGTCTTTTCCCGCTGCGTTGAAAAACTAGGTCCCTCGCCCGCCGAGGAAATCGCGAAGCTCGCCAAGCTATTGGTGCCGCCGCCGCCGCCGGCCGATTACGGGCGCGAGCAGCGCCCCTGCCCGGCCTGCGGCGTCACCCTGCCCCTCGCCGCCGACCGCTGCCGGTCTTGCGGCGCCGCGCTCGCCGACAGCCCCGACTGGCGCCGCCTGCGCGCCCAGTCGCCGGCGCGGCCCTGATGGCGCCGGCCGCCTGACGGCATGTCATCCTACGCCATCCGCGTCCATTTTCATCTTCTGGCCGCGGCGCGCGAAAAACTCGGCCGTCAGCTGCTTCAGCTTCCGCCACCGCCGGCCAACGCCTGTCTGGGCGCGCCGCCACCGGCGCTCGGCGATTTCGTGCTGCTCCCTGGCTTCGAATCCCTTTAGCTCCAGGTAGTGGCGCGCGAATTCCGATTTGGGGTTGGCGGCCTGGACATCGATTGTTATCTGGACGCCGTGGCGCATGCCCCGCCTCCCGCGCGCTTGACACTCGTCGAATAGCCCCGCCGCCGCTCCTTTGGGCGCAACGCTTTCCTCGGCGTGTCGATGGTATAGCGTCGCGCGCCGCGCGGCGATACATTGCGTATTGACATCGCCGATACATTATGTATCGTCCATCCGCGATCCACCCGCCGGAGGTTCCGATGACCGCGACGAGCAAGCCGAAAATCGCCACCGACGCCGATCCCATCACCCTGAGCTTGAGCGCCTGGCGCCCGCGCGCGAACGGCGAGCGCGACATCATCGCCCACGCCGAGATGACCGTGCCCTCGCACCTGCTCAAGCGCTCCATGCTCAAGGCCTATGTGGGCGGCATGGTGACGCCGCTCGACGCGCAGCTGCATCCGCGGAACTACAGCTTTGGGGCCAGATCGTGACCGCCGCCCGCTTGTCCCCCATCGCCCCGCCGCCGCCGGATCCGCTGGCCTCGCACCGCGCCCGCCACGCCGACGGCCGCGACGTGCTGGTGCTGGCCCGCCTCGGCCGCGTTGTTCTCATCGCCGACGGCCGCCGCTGCTTTTGGGAGGCAAGCTGGCGCGTCGCCCTCAGCCCCTGGGAGGAGGACCGCCGTGGCGCCGACAACCGGCGCCGGTGCGTGGACACGCCGCTCTCGCTCGCCGTGGATCCCACATGATGCCCGGGTCGAAGAGCCCGGGGTCCAGCCCCCGTCCCCAACTCCACGACCGCGTCGCGGTGTCGCTGGCGCTGGCCGCCGGCGGGACGCGGCTCGGCACCGTCGTCGGCCGCTCCGGCAACCCTGGTCTCCCCTTCTCGTACGTCGAGGTCCGCCTCGACGGCGCCGAGGAGACGCTCAAATTGCTCGACCGCCACCTGCGCGTCATCGCCCCGGCGCCGGGCCGCCCGCGCCTGGCGGCGGTGGACGGCGTGGCGGTGGACGGCGCGGCGGTGGACGGCGTGGCGCCATGACCCCGGACCTGCGCTACCCGCCCGCCTTCGAGCGCCTGTGGCTGAACCACCCCAAGGCCGGCGCCGGCTACCGCAACTTCCTCGTGCTGCGCCGCGGCTACAAGGCGGTGCTGCTGCTCTACCCCCCGACCTTGCGCGCCTTCGCCGTCGGCGTCGACGACTACGCCCGCGCCCGCCCGCTGCCCGTGCCGGCGCCGCCCTCGCGCCTCGCCCGCCGGCTGCGCGCCACCCGTGCCCAGTTCCGCCGCCTCGGCTTGGGCTTCTCCGCCGCCGCCGTGAGCGCGGCGCTGGCCGCGCTCGACCGTAACGGCGAGGGCGCCGTTGGCGCCCCCGCGGCGCTGACCGCGCTCGACCGTAACGGCGAGGGCGCCGTTGGCGCCCCCGCGGCGCTGGCCGCGCTCGACGGCGGTCCAGGGGATCCCGCCCCATGACCGCCGCCCAGGCGACCATCGCGTCCGGCGCAGAAGGCGAACGCCGTTCGCCGGCGCCCGCCATCCTGTCCGGCGAAGAAGGCGAACGCCGTTCGCCGGCGCCCGCCCAGCCGGCGCCGCGGCTGGTCCCCCTCGGCCGCCTGCATCCCTCGCCGCTCAATCCGCGCCGGGCCTTCGACCCGGCCGCCTTGGCCGAGCTCGCCGACTCGATCTGCGCCCAGGGCGTGCTGCAGAACCTGATCGTCCGCCCGCGCCCGGGCGGCGGCGACGAATTCGAGATCGCCGCCGGCGAGCGCCGCTGGCGGGCGGCGCGGCTGGCGGTGGCCGACGGCCGCCTGCCGGCCGATTTTGCCCTCCCCGTCGCCGTGCGCGCGCTCGACGACGATTCCGTCGTCGCCACCGGCTTGGCCGAGAACGCCGCCCGCCACGACCTGAGGCCGCTCGAGGAGGCCCGCGCCTACCGCCGCCTGCGCGCCGCCGGCGCCGCGACCGAACACATCGCCCGCCTGGCCGGGCGCTCGCAACGCCACGTGCAGCTGCGCCTCGACCTGCTCCAGCGCCTGGCGCCGGAGGGGCTGGCGGCGCTGGAGGCCGGCGCCATCACGCCCGAGCAGGCGCGCGAGCTCTGCCGGGCGCCGGGCGCGCGGCAGAAGGACCTGCTGCCGCTGCTCTTCCCCAAGGACCCGGAGGACGAGGACGGCGGCGCCGTCATCCAGAACGCCGCCCAGCTGCGCGCCGCCGTGCGCGAGAAAATGCTGCCGCTGGCCAACGCCCTCTTTCCGCCTACGGCCTATGCCGGCGCGTCGGTCGAGGACGACCAGGGCCGCCCCTGCGCCGACGACGTCGTCCTCTTCCGCCGCCTGCAGCACCGGGCGGTGGCCGCCCGGCGCCGGGAGCTGGCGGCCCAGTGGCCGTGGGTGGACGTCAAGCTCGGCCGCGACGAGTGGGAGCTGGCCGAGGGCCGCGATCCGCCCTGGCCCTATGCGCGCCAGCCCAAGGCCGCCAATATGGCCGGGCGCGGCCAAGGCCGCACGGGCGCCAGCGGCACCCCCGTCAATATGGCCGGGCGCGGCCAAAGCCGCGCCGGCGTCGGGGCGCTGATCCTCGTCGCCCGCGACAGCTTGCGGGTCGCCGTGCACGCGGGCGTCATCGACCGCGAGCGCCAGCGCCGCGCGGCGGAAAAAACCCCCGCCCGCGCCGCCGCGCCGGCGGGCAAGGTCCGCGAGAGGTTCGACCCCTTCGCCCTCGAGCGCGCGGTGCGCGCGGTCCACTTGGCCGCCATCCGGTCCCATGTCGCCGCCGGCGGCGGCGGCGCCGCCGCCCGCCTCGCCGCCGCCGTCGCCAGCCTGTTGAATGGTTACGCCGGGGACGAGATCGCCGGCCTCGGCGCCGCCATCGGCGCCGCCGTGCATCCGGCGGCGCTGGACAAGACCTTCCTCGCCCTTTGCGGCCCCGGCGAGCGCGCCGCCATGGCCAAGGAGCTCGGCGTCGAGCTCAAGGGCGCCGGCGCCGGCGGCGCCGACGCCCTCCTCGCCGCCGCCCGCCGGCGGAAGGATTACGTCCCCGCCATGCTCGCCTTCAAGCGCTCGTCGTCGCTTCCCGATCCGTCGGACAGCGGGCCAAGCCCGGCGGTTGGCCGGATCGGGAAGCGCAAAAACCACGCCGGGCCGGCGGGCCGGGAAGCGCAAGGCGACCGGCCCGGCAAGCGCGAAGACCACGCCGGGAAGCGCGGCCGCCCGGCCAAGAAGCAAGGCAAAACCCGCGCGCCCGCCGCTCCCGGCGCGGGCGAATGACGGCACCGCTCATCGGCTTCGCCGAGCTCCGGCGGCTGGCGCCGCTGGGCGAGCGCGCGCTGCGCCGCGTCGTCGCCGGCCTCGGCTTCTCCCGCGCCCCCGGGCGCGGTAAGCTCCTCTTCACCCCGGCGCAGGTGCGCGCCGTCCTGGAGGCCGTCCAATGCGCCTCATCGCCCCCGGCCGCCGCAAGGGCAACCGCTATTGGCTTTACCGCGGCTGGCACGCCGGCCGCCTCTACGAGATCTCGACGCGCGCGCGCGACCAGGCGGGTGCTGAGCGGGTTGCTGCCGCCTTCCTCGCCCGCCTCGGCCAACGTCATCCGTCTGCGCCGCTGAGCTTCGCCGAGGCGGCGGCGCTCTATCTCGACTGGCGCCGCCCGGCGGCGGCCGAGGTCAAGCGCCTCGCCCGCCTGGTCGAGGAGCTGGGCCCGCGCCCGGTGGCCGGCCTGCGCCAGGCCGACCTCGTCGCCGCCGCCAACGCCTTGGCCGGCCACGTCCGCCCGGCGACGCGGAACCGCGAGGTGCTGCGCCCGGCCGCGGCGGTCCTGCACTACGCCGCCGACAACGGCCATTGCCCCTGGCTCAGGGTGCGCCTCTTCCGCGAGCCCGCCCCCGCCACCCAGGCGCTGTCGCGCCCCCAGGCGGCGGCCCTCATCGCCGCCGCCGGCGGCAAGCGCCGGCTGCTGCTGGCCTGGCTCTTCGGCCAGGGCACGCGGCTCGGCGACACGCTGCGCCTCGAGGCCGGGCAGATCGACCTCGCGCGGCGCACCGCGCGGCTCTACATCGGCAAGTCCGGGCGCTGGACCGAGGCGCCGCTGCACGACGACGTGGCGGCGCTGCTGGCCGCCGATCCCGACCTGCGGCGCGGCGCCGGCCGCCTCTTCCCCTGGCGCGCGCGCTCCGGCGTCTACCGCTGGCTGCGCCCGCTGGCGGCCCGGCTCGGCCTCCGCTTCACCCCGCACATGGCGCGCCATTCCATCGGCGCCTGGCTCGCCGCCGAGGGCGTCGGCCTGCGCGCGATCATGGACAAGCTCGGCCACCGCGACCCCAAGAGCTCGATCCGCTACCAGTCCACCGACCTTCCGGCCCAGCGCGCCGCCAACCGCAAGCTCGGCCGCCTGGCCGGCGGCGGCTGACCACGCCCGCCATGGGGAAGCGCATGGGGAATACCGGCCCAAGTCCTTGTTCCGCCGTCCGCCGGGCCGTCCTTGGTAAGGGGGAGGCCGTCAGTTCAATCCTGACCGGCAGCACCGCTTATGCCGATGATCCGCTTACGATTCCGCGCCCGGCGCTGGCCGCGCCCGACCGGCATCCTGATGCCGCGAAACGCCGTTCCATGACGCCCGTCATGGGGAAAACATGGGGAATCCGTGCCGCCTTTGTTCTCGCCCTGTTGGCGCCGACGGCGGCGGCGGCCGAGACCATCGCCGGGCCGATCGCCGCCGAGGTGCTGGCGGCGGTGGACGGCGACACGCTCGGCGTGCGCGCCCGCATCTGGCCGGGGATCGCGGCGGCGGCGGCGGTGCGGCTGCGGGGCCTGGACGCGCCGGAACTCAAGGGGAAATGCCCGGCCGAGCGCCAGGCGGCGGCGCGCGCGCAGGCGCGGCTCAAGGAGCTGGCGGGGCGGGCGGTGACGCTGACCGAGATCGCGCCCGACAAGTTCGGCGGCCGCGTGCTGGCGCGGGTGCGCGGCGCCGACGGACGCGAGCTCGCCCAGGTGCTCATCGCCGAGGGCCTGGCCCGGCCCTATGCCGGCGGGAAAAGGGGGGGCTGGTGCTGAACGGCCGCCGGCCGGGCGGCGCCGCGATCGCGGACGACTAGTAGCCGAACAACGCCTGCTTCAAGCCGGCGAGGTCGCGGCGGTCGAGGTGAAGGAATCCCCGCGGGACGCCAACGCTCCAGCCCATCCGCCAGGCGAGGAAAGCCAGCAAGCCGGCGGCGTGCGTATCGGCGACGGCGATGTCGATGGCGGCGCAGCCGTCCAACCCGTGCGGCGGCTGGTCATAGACGTGCAGCGAGCGTAGATGCCCGCCAACCCCACCCATGCTTATTGGCGCGTCGTTGTGGGCCTTGGACCGACAACAGGACAGCACCTTCATTGGCCGGTCCCACGCCACCCGCAGCTCGATCAGCAGGCCGCCGAAACCGCCGGCCAGTTTTCCCTCGCCGGTCGCGCGGCAGGCCAGTTCATGGCGCGCGAACAACCTAGCGCCGCCGTGCCAGAGCTCCAGGGGCGACGTTGTCATGTTGACCACGGAGCCGTCCGCCATTGGCCGCCGGGACATCAGGCGGGCGCCAGGTCGAACAGGTAGCCCGATCCGGCCCAGGCGCTGCTGCGGCTGACGATCACGAAGGGGGTTCCGGCCAGCAGCCGCCGCAACTTGCAAATATGCACGCGGAGGGTGTTGCCGGCCGGGGGGTTCTCGCGGCCGGCATAGAGCGCGTCGTAAATGCGCTCGGTGGGCATCACCTGGCCGGGGAAGCGGCGGAAGAAGGAAAGCAGGGTCCAGGGCGTTGCCGGCACGGCGCGAAATTCGCCGCCGACGACGATGCCGTGCCGGGCATCGTCAAACCAGCCGGCCGTTATCGGCCAGCCGCATGCCGGGCACAGGCGAACCGGCATCTACCACGTTGCCCGCCCGCCGGCGCGCACGGCCGCCCACATGAGCCAGCGGCGCCACCACGGTTCATCCAGCGCGATCATGGCCTCGTAAAACACGGCGTCGGCCTGGGCGCGGGTGCCGATACGGTTGCGGTAAAGATAGTCATGCACCACGGCGGCGGCGTGGGCGGTATCGCCGGCCAGCAAGTGGGCCAGCGGCAATCGCGGCACGCTGGCGAAGTCGGTTTCAAAGCCCTTCGGCACCGCGACGACGTGGCCCGCGATCCCGGAGCGGAAGCGCAGCCCGTCGGTCAGCACCCAATGATCGCCGGCCCGCTCGGCGCGGAGCGGCGTCAGGAACTGGCCGGTGGTCATTGGCCCCGCCGGGGCGGCGTAAAAAGCATCTGCTCGATGCGGTCGAGCCGGCGGCGGAAATCGCCGGCACGCTCGTCGTCGTTAGCGACCCGCCGGTCGCGGTTGGCGACCGCCGCGCGGTATTCGGCGCTCAGGGCGTCGTGGTTTTTATCGCCCTCGGCGACGTGCCTGGCGAGCTTCTCGACCACCGCCACCAGGGCGGCCTGATCGCGCTGCAGGGCGCGGAACTCGCCCAGCATCAGCCCGCCGGCGGCGGCGACGCTCAACATCGCCGCCAGCGACGGCGCGACGACCTCGGCGCGCAGCAACTGGCCGGGCGATACCGCCGTCAGCAGCCCGGCGATCTGCTCCCAAAAGTGGCCGTTGTTCATGTGCCCGCCCCCGTGAAGACGCAGCGCAAGCGCCCGCCGCGCACGCAGCGCCACATTTTCTCGTCCCGGCTGGCATAGGCGCCAGGCTGGCTATCGTGGAGCGTGGTGCCGGTGGGCACGTGCAGCCAGGCGTCCGGGAGCCGCCGGATTTCACCCGGCGCCACGACGGCGCAATCATCGGCGCCACAGCAAAGAAGGTTGTCGGAGCCGCGGTAATTCCCCAGCCGGATCCAGTCGGCGGTTTCGTGGGCGCCGAGCGGCGCGGCGGCGAACAGGGCGGCGGCCATCGCCGCCGCGATGATGGGCTTCACGCCGGCCGTCCGCAGCGCTCCTCGGTCCAGGCGTCGCCGAAGGCGCCGATGCAGACCGACCCGTCCGGCTGGGCGAGGATCACCGTCCAGTTGCCCGCCGGGCCGGCCAATACTTCGAGCAGCAGCCCGTTCGGCATCGTTCCGCGCGCGGTGCGCAGTTCCCCATGTTGCGCCGCCAGGGCCGCCAGCATGCCCGCCCGCGGGCCGCACTGGAAATGACCCGCCGGGGCCGCCCAGGCGTAGATGCTGGCCATGACGGCCACCAGGGCCAGGAACAGGTAGAAGAACATCCTCAGCGCGTCGGCCAGCATCACAGCCCCCAGAGGGCGCGCAACAACGCCGCCCACGCGGCGCCAAGCCGCGCGAAATACTCGCGTTGCGCCCTGCCCGCCAGCGCCTCGGCCTGCAATTCCGCCCACGCCGCCAGCCGCTCGTCGCCCGGCTCGTCACGGGCTTGCCGGATGGGCGCGTTCATCGCCTCGCTGGCGTCGGGTTTCGGGAAGGGCAGCAGATCGGCGCTCATGGCGGCGCGGCCGGCGCCCGGACCGCCCACCTGATTTTCGCCAGCGCCGCCGCCGATCCGGCGCCGGCGCTGTTCAGCACCTTGACCGCGATCAGCTCGGCCTCCGGCGCCACGCCCACCACGCCCTCGTCATTGTCGATGGCGGCGATGGTCCCGGCGACGTGCGTGCCGTGATAGTGATCGTCCTGCCCGCCGGCGGCGCAGGGACCGGAGGCCGGACAGGCGACGCTGTCGGCCCGGTTGACGTTGGCCGCTAGGTCGGCGTGGTTGAGGTCGATGCCGGTATCGACCACGGCGACGCGCACGCCCTTGCCGGTATTCGGCGAAGGACTGGCGCGCACGCGGCGGATTCCGTTCGGCGTATCTTCCGCGAAGATGCCGATCGCCCGGTCGGGGCTGACGGACTTGACGTTGGGATCGTTGCGCAGCGCCTCGAGCACGCTCGGGCCAGTGCCGGGGCGCACCTCGATGACCACGCCGTTGAGCGCGTTGCGGTAGGTTTGCACGACGGTGACGCCGGCCATGGCGCCCACGGCCTGCGCCGCCACGCTGGCGCTGGCGCCATCGTGGAACAGCACCAGGTAGCGGCCGGGAATTACCTCGCCCGGCACCTGCGCCGGGGCGGGCGCGGCGCCCAGCCACACCATGATCAGCACGACGGCTACGGCCTTCAGCGCGCTCAACGTCATCATCGTCAATCTCCTGATTTTTTTCGCAGTCACGGCAGGGCCTGATAGATGGCCGCGAAGTCGGCCTTGACGTTGGCGACCGTCTTGGTGCCACCCGCGCCGTCGCCAGTGTAGGTTCCGGTCTTCAGGTCGTTGGCATATTGGCGGATGAGCAGCCCGAACGCCTTGAGGACTTTCTGCAAATTGTCGAGATCGGACAAATCGATGGGCGGCGGCGGTGCTGGTGGAGCGGTAAAGATTATTCCATCATATAACCACCCCGCCGCGATGCCTTGCCCATTCGCCCCGACGTCAACCCAAACCAGCGCGGGATTAACGGGGAATTGTGCCGCTTCGACTTGAATGACTTTGCCTTGAAATGTCAGCGCGAACATCAGTAGAACTCCACAACAATGATGACGCCATCTGCACCCGCCCCACCGGCTGAAGCTCCATTCGCCCCGGCCCCACCACCGCCGTAAACGCCGCCTGCTGCCGCTGCGGTCGTGCCGCCGCCGCCAAGAGCACTGGAACCGCCGGGAGCCGTATCCGTGGTTGCGCCCGCGGTATCCCCGCCCTGCCCCTTCACGTTGAGGTTCCCGCCTGATCCCAAGCCGCCTGCGCCGCCTGCGCCGCCTGCGGTTCCGGTGCCGCCAGTGCCGCCCGTGGCTGATAAAAGCGCGCCAAAGGATGAAGTTCCGCCCGAAACGCCACTTCCATTTGTTCCCCCACCTGCCCCCCCTGCGCCGCGAGTGACAGTTTCCGTTGCTCCAATGGATGCCGCAGCCAATAGTTCTTCAGCATAGCCACCGCCGCCTCCACCACCCCCAAAAATGCTGCCGGCGCCGCTACCCGCGCCGCCACCCCCACCGCCACCAACAAGCCGGACCCAAGCCGCTTTCAAGCCGGCAGGTTTTGTATAGGTGCCGCTGGATGTAAAAACCTGGACTGTTGGGGCCACGCCGGTATCAATTAAGGCCACCCCGCTGGCTCGGTGATAGGCGACGCAGCGCACCACGTCCGCCCCTTCACTTACAAAGCAAGCGGTATCATTCGCCACGGTCACGATATTAGAGCTGCTTGGCAGGATCAGGTTGGCACCATGCGTCAGTGTCAGCGCCCCGGCGAACTTGACCCAGGCTTTGCGCCCTGCTTTGTCAGTAGCAAAGTCAATGTCAGTAATGGTGGTCGTGCCGGTGATATTGAAATAGCCACCTTCGCCCAGCGAAATCGTTCCTGCGCTGGCAACGTCGGTACCTTGCTCCCACAGCGCGGCGACGGCGTCGGCGGTCGCGGCTCGCGTCGTATCCGTGCCGGTCAGCAATTCACCGGTAGTCAGCAGTTCGGCGATGCCGGCCACCGTGTCGCTGGCGGCGCGCAGGGCGTCGTCGACGGGCCCGATCTCGACCCAGGCGGTGTTAGCGGCGTTGCGCCGCATCAGCTTCGCGGCCGCGGTGTCATACCACCACATGCCGGCAAAGGTGGTGGAGGGCGTGCTCGCCTTCGAGTTGTTGCTGACGATAGCAGCGAGCGCGGCGTTCAGGTCGGCGCGCACCACCGCGCCGGAGGCGTTGGCGATGGCGTAATCATGCTCGGCCATGTCAGGTCTCCGTCCCGTCCACGCTGTTGTCGAACCAGCCGCGCCAGGCGAGCACGGTCGGGTGCCCGGGGCCATGTTCAAGCAAGGCCGCGAAGGCCTCCTCGAGAGTCGGCGCCGCCGGCGCCGCGCACTGGCGCTGGCGCGGCAAGGGCTCGAAGCGGCGCGTCCCGGCGTCCCAGCGGTAGGCGCCGGGGCGGAGATCGCAATCGACCGGCACCGGCACGTCGCCGGGCGCCAGCGCCGGCACCTGCTCGACGCCCCAGAAGACCCCGGCGTGGTCGAGCCGGGCGCGGAATGTCGGTTCGTCGTCGTCGGTCATGTCACATCACCTGGTCGATAGCCACGGCAAGCTGGTCGATGCGGATGTTGTAGGCGGGGTCGACGCGGGCGAGGCGCGCGCGGAATTGAAAGGCGCGGTGGCGGAGCTCGACCGAGTCAGCGCGCATCCATGGTCCCCAAGTTGGGCTGCCGCCCGGATCATCGTCGGTGGCGCGCGCCTCGACATAGGCGTCGGCGCCAGCCGCCGCGGTGCCGTCGAAATCGTCCCAGTCGTCGATCATGCCGGCGCGGCTATCGACCTGGTCGAGCGTGTTCTCTACCACCGCCGAGATTTTCGCCGTCAGCCGCCGGCGGACCACGGTGCCAGCGTCGTGTCCACCGGCGAAGGCGTATGTACCGCTAGCGGCGATGCCGCCCTCGAAATCGACGTTGGCGATGGCGTCGAAATCAGCCCACGCATCGACCAGCGTCACGCCGCCGAGCTGCAACACGCCAGCGTCGGCGAAGGTGTTGTCATGGCTACCGGCGAAGCTTGGATGCTCGTTGATCGTGGCGGTGTTGGCGAAGGCAAGCACGGTGGCCTGGGCGGTGGTGACGCTGGCCGCCGACACGCTTTCGCTGGCGCCCGAATCCTCGGCCTTGACCAGATAGGTGCCTTCGCGTAGCGGCAGCACCGCCTGCGAGGCGGCGCCAGCCACTGCCTCGCCGACCGAGGTCGAGGTCACCCAGGTGGCACCGGCCAGCGCCGGGGAATGACGGATCAGCCAGCGGCCGCCGATAGCGACATCGAGGTCCAGCGTCGGCGTCCAGCGCAGGATCGCCAGGCCGCCGATGCTGGCAATGGTCAGGTTTTGCGGCGCCGCCGGCGGCGCCGCCAGGCCGGAGATGCTCGCCGCCACCAAGCTGTAAAGCGAGGAGACGCCGAGGGAATTGACCGCCTTGACGCGGAATTCGTAGGCGCCGGGCGGCAGGTCAAAAATCTCGAGCTGAGTAGCAAGGGTTTGCCCGGCGACGTGGAACACGCCTGGCTGGATCGCGGGTTGCAGCGTCCAGCGGCCACCCGGCCCCGGCGTCACCAACTTATATTCGGCCTGATACTCGCGGACAAAGGCGTCCGCCGGGGCCTGCCAGGTGAGGTTGACCCGCGCCTTGACTCCGTCGCCGGGGCGGCTAACGAAGAGGTTCTCAGCCACCAGCAACCCGCTTGGTGGCGCGACTGTGAACGGGTTGGGGAGATTTGTATCCGGCGCCGGGTCGCGCAGCGTCGCCTCGCCCGCCGCCCAGGTGTAAACCGCGCCCGCGTATTCCTGCAGGCGAAGATCGACGCCGCCATCCTCGGCCAACTGCCAGCTGGTGACGCGGAACTCCTTGTTGCTCCAGCCGAGCGCGGGGATGGTCAGCCGCACCACGTCCCACACGGCGACCTTCAGCGCCGTCAGCTTGGCCGGAAACTCGACCGTGATCCCCTGGCGCGCCGTTTCCAGCGCGATCTTCGCTAGCCGTTGCGCCCGCGTCTGATCCTGGCAGAACGAGAAGTGCATCTCGCGTTCGATGCGCTCGCCGCCGTCCTGGGTTTCGTAGGCCGCGTTGAGCACGGGCGGGTAGTCGGTGGGCTGCCACGCCGCCCACGGCTCGACATAGGTGCCCTTGATCGCGTTGGCCAGGTCGCGGCGCGGGGCCTTCGGCCGGACTTGGATCGGGCCGCGCAAGTCCGACACCCCGAGATCGGTCGAGAACGCCGTCGCCGCGCCGGCGTAGAGGCGGTATTTTCCCTGCTGCCAGATCAGCGCCCCGGCGCATGTCGCCACCAGGTGATCGGCGATATCCAACGGCTTCATGTCGCGGTCGAAGGCGCCGTCGCAGGTATAGCGCGCCTGCGCCGTTCGCGTGGCCGTATGCGTGCCGCTGCCCGCCGTCGTTATATCGATGGCCGTCCCGGCCTGGGCGTTGGCGTAGGTCGTGGCGAGCTTGAACGTGCCGGGATTAACGCCCGGCGCGATCACGGGGATCAGATAGTAATCGGTCGCCACCACCAACCCCGCCGGCAGCGTGCCGGTGGTGCTGACCCGCATGGTGTCGCCGCGCTGCCAGCGCGAGTTCAACGTGGTCCGGGTGAGGGTGTCGCTGGCGGCATCGGCGGTGAAGGCGTCAGCCGTGGCGGTGATCGCCACGGCCTCGTCGCAGGCGTTCGCCGCCGCGATGAACGACGTGTCGTCGATTTCCGCCGCGGTCGCCCGCAGGCCGAACGATGCCGTCAGGTAATCGCGGATGATCAGCGCCGGGTTATTGCTCCATCGCGTCCCGGCGTCGCGCGGATCATAAACCTTCCGCCCCCGGATCAGCGCCTTGATATTCGGGATGCCCGTCGGCCAGACATCGGCGTTCCAGGTCAGGCGGACGTAGACGTAGGCGATCCCGCGCAGGCGATGATCGGTTGTCCAGCCCGCGACTTCGGCGACGAGATCGCTGTCCGCCACCTGCGTGTCGGTGCCCAGCGCGGCCTTCACCCGCTGATTGCCGGCGAAGCGCGCGTTGGTCGAAATCAGGTCGTTGAAATAGACGTCGCTGATGAGATCGACCTCGTGCCCGGCGACCGGAATCACGAGATGGAGAAATTCCTTGCTCGCTCCCGTGGCGGCGGCACCGACCAGCGGCCCGCTGGCGATGGTTTCGCCATAGATGATCCGCCGGGGAGCGATCGAGGAACGGATGACGTGGGTGCGGTCGCGCGCCTGGGCGGTGAAGTCCGCCGACTTCGGCTTGGGCGCCAGGGCGGCGGACAGTCCGCCGAGAACCAGCGACGTGGCGAAGGGCGTCAGGAACGTCGATAGCGTGATCGCGGCGCCGCCTATCGCCGCGACGCCGGTGGCCACCCCGCCGGCGGCGAGGGCGCCAACAAGGACCGCCGGAGGCATCTAGACGCGCCACGCCCGGCGGGCATGACCGTGCGGAATGAACACCAACCCTCCGGGCCCCGCCGCCACGAAAACCGCGCCCATGCATATGGCCAGGGTCTCCCGCCCCCGCAGGTCCAACAATCCCACGTCCCCCCGCTGGGCGAAGGCCGAGGGCACTTCCGGCCAGCCATGACTATTGGCTAGTCTGGCGCATACCGCCCCTAGGGCGGCCCGTGGTGCGGCTTTAGCGCCTAGGCCAAGGAAATCCCCAAGGGCGGCATAGGCGGTCCTGCGGTCACGGTAGCGCCCCCGGAACCAAGCCGCCGGGTCGATCCCGGTCATGGCCAGGACGGCGTCGCAAGCGAACAGCGCGCAGTCATGTTCGCCCCAGGCGAACGCCGTTCGCCGGCGGGATTCGATGAACGCCAGCAGCCGTTCCGGCCAGTCCTCGCGGCGCACGGTCAACCCCGGCCCCAGACAAGCTCTTTCTCGACCGTCGCCGAGACGAATTCCAGGCCCCGGTCGCCGGGAAACAACTGCTGCTGCTCGGCGTCGGTGTAGCGGCTGATGCGGGGCCGTTCCCAATCGGCCAGGCGGCTCTCGACGTTGACCGCCACTTCCGCCGTCTCGCCAAGGATAATCGGCATGTCGTCCATGCGGCCGTGGAACAGCAACACCGGATCGGCGATGACGGCGTGATTGGCGTCCAGGAAGCCCAGCCAGATTTTCGCCGCCCGGCCCTGGTAATGCTCGCCAAGGGCAATCGAAAGATGCGCGGGGTTGACGCCGGACAAGGCGAGGGTGAGCGAATAGGGCTGAAGCTCGGTTCCCTCCTGGGCGGGGCCGACACGGCCCAGATTGCCGGTGCCGAGGAAGTTCTGGACGCCGCTTCCGGTGTCGAAACTCAACAAGCGATCGGTGGAATTGGCGCGGGTGAAGCCGGACGAGAAGTCAAGCTCGACGGCGAGGAATGGGCGCGCGACCTCGGACGTGGCCGCCGTCTGCACGCCGGCGGTGAGGGCGCGGGTCATGGCCTAGAACACGCTCTCGACGGCGGCGAAGCTTAGGCCGTAGACGCCGGCGGCGTCGGCGTCCCAGGCCGCCTGGGCGTCGTCCACGAGGCGCATGACGCAGGTGGCGGCGCTGACGGTCAGCGCCGCGTTGTCGGCCGGGCTGGTCCGGATCGCCGGCTCGATGGCGAGCGTAGCCTGGCCGGCGCCATTGGAGTTCGCGTCGGCGGTGAGGACGTGCAGCTGGCGGACGCCGCCGGCGTCGTAAGCGACGTAGTCGCCGGCCTTGAGGATGCCGGTGACGCTGGCCGTCCAGCCGTCGGTGGCCAGATTGACGCCGGCCTGGCCGGCGCCGTTGACCAACGGCGTGCCCGTCGCCGCGCCGCGCGCCACCTTGCCGTCCGGATCGCCGGCGTAGAAGCGCCCAGCGCCGCCGCGCAGTTGCGCGAGGAAGGCCTGCCAGGGCGCCGCTAGGGCCCGCTTCATCGGCGGCAAGGTGAATTCGCCGAACCAGCGCGCGCCGGGCAGTTCCAGCGTCTGCGCGCTCCGGTTCAAGGGCGAGACGAACTGCTGGGTGTTGCTCAGCAGCCCGAAGCGCGAGCGCGCGAAAGCCGGCTGGGCGGGCAGGGTCAGGATCGGCATTTTTTATCGCCTCCCGATCCGGCCAACCGCCGGGGTTGGCTCGCTGTTTGACGGATCGGGAGGCGCCGACAAGAGCACTACCTCCGCCCAACGTCGCGGGCGAAGCCGCCGCCCTGGTTGGCCAGCCGGCGCACCGCCGACAGCGTGCGCAGCTCGGTCTCCCGCATCGCCTGGCGAATGCGCGGCTCGACGCCGAGCTCGGCGCCGCGCGCGTCGATCACGTTGTTGATGTGCACCACCAGCGTGCCGCCGCCGCCCCGCGCCGCGCCGGCCGCCGCCCGGGGGACGAACAGCTCCGGCCCGCGTTCGCCGACAAGACTGGCGCGGTGGAGCGGCGGCACGCCGCCCAAGGCGAACGCAGCCGTGCCGCCGGTGGGGTCGGTGCCCACCGGGTCGGCCTGGCTGCCCGCGCCGCCCTGGCCGCCGGCCGGGCTCGATCCGCCGGCGTATTGGCCGCCCAGCTCCGGCGAACCGGCGAACGCGGTTCCGGCGCCGAAGCCGCTCTCGTTCACCGCGCCGAAGCCCTCGCCCGGCGCGCTCTGGATCCCCGGGGTCGCGCCGAACGCGCGCGCCGCCAGCCCCAGCAGGCCGGCGATGGGGCCGGGCGCGACGGCCTCCATCACGTCGCGCAGGATCGACGGGTTGCGGTTGTAGAAATCGGCGTAGCTGGCGAAGTCGGGGAAGCCGCGGCCGTACTTGCCGCCAAGCCCAGGCCCCGTGCCCGGCGTTTGTCCGCCGCCCTCGTACATGCGCCGCAACTGATCGTTCGGGACGATCATGCCCGGGACATGCGGCGTGAACAGCTCCGGTCCCTCCTCGCCGATCAGATAGGGGCGGTTGCGGTCCACCGGCCCGCCATGCTGGCGCGGCCCGCCGAAGGCCGACAGTCCGCCGCCGGCAAGCTGGACGGCATTGCCGCCGCCGAACAATCCGCCAAATGCGTTCCCGAGGGCGCCGGTCAGCAAATTCTCCAGCGGCTTGGTCACCGTCATCCGCAAAATGATGCGCTGGATATCCTCCAGCACGCCGCGCAACACGGCGCGCAGGTCGCCGCCCTTGACAACCGCGTCCTCGAAGGCGTTGCCGATGGCGTGCGAGAAATCCCGCGCCGCCGCCTTGGCGTCCGCCGCCGCCTGTTGCAGCTGGTTCATTTCCGCGCGCTGGCGGCCGATGGTCTCGGCCACCGCGCGGTTGGCGGCGATCTCCTCCTCGGTCAGCGGGATGCCGGCGGCGCGCAGCGCGTTGTTGCGCTCGATCAGCACGTTGACCTTTTCATACTCCTCGCCCGAGACCTTGAGCGCGGCGAGGCGCAGCTCGTTGTCGGCGATCTCGCGGGCGCCGGCGGCGGCCAGTTCGTCGCGCGCGCCGAGCAGGCGGCGCGCCCGCTCGATGCCCTCGGCCTCGGCCTTCTCCAGCTTCTCGGCGTCGGCGATCGCCTGCCGGCGCGACTCCTCCAGGCTGTCGAGGAACTGCTTCGTCGGGCGGATGTCGAGCTTGAGCGGTTCAGGTTCAATCTCCGGCGCGGACAGCAACGCCAAGCGGGCATTCAACGCCGCGAGGCGCGCTTCTTCATCGCGGATGATGTCGCTGAGCGGCGCTGTCCGCGTCGCGCGCGCGCGCAGGTTCACCAACCGCGTAACCGATTCCTCGATCTCGCCCGTAACCCGCGCGATTTCGTCACTGGCCGTTTCCGGACCCGGCCGGAAAAAGCGCAACAAGGACAGAGCCGCTTCGGCCGCCGCAGCACTGACCCTGGCCAATCCCCTCTCCCATGCGTCGCTCAATGCGTCGGCGGCATCGATATTGGCCTTGGAAATCTTCGGCGCCTGGCGGGCGAATTCATCGAGGCCCGCCGCGCCGTCCTTGAGCATCGGCACCAACCGTTGGGCCGAGCGTCCAAGAACATCCTTGGCGTCGGCGGCGAAGCGGGAATCCGCGCCGCTGCGCCGCGCCGCCTCGGCGACGGCGCGCAACGCCGCCTCGGTGGGATTCGCGGCGCCATTGACCGCGTCAAGATCGACGCCGAGACGGCGGAACGCTTGCGCGGCTTGGCCTGCCGAATCGAACGCCGCTTCCCCGAGGCTCGCCGTCAGCTTCGCCAGCGCCTGTTCCAGCTCCGCCTGCGAGACCCCGGCCTGGGCGGCGGCGAAGCGGTAGACCTGCAGCGCCTGGGCCGAGACCCCGAGCTGCTCCGCCAGCTCGCCGAGATTGGCCGCAGCGCCGATGACGTTGCGGCCAAACGAGACCAGCGCCGCCGCGCCGAGGCCGGCGCCGAACAGCCGCGCCGCCCGGCCGAGGCCGGCGAAGGCGCGGTCCATGGCCCCCAGCGAAGTGTCGATGCGCCGCCCGGTCTGCTCCACCGCCGCCGCGGCGCGCGCCAGCTCGCGGCGCAGCGGCTCGGTGTTGGCGTTGAGCTGTACCGTCAGCTGGTCAAGCGTGGCCATCTTCCCTTCCTTTCGTCCCGCCGCCGGCGCGGCGCGCCAGCTTCCGCTTCAGGTCCTCGAACTCGGCCCGCGTCATCGCCGCCCCGCCGCCGCCCGCACGGCGGCCCCGGCCGCCGCCGGCGGAACCGGCCCCATGCCGTTCGGCGAAGCCGCCCAGCGCCGCGTCGAGGTCATGCGGCGTCGCCCGCCAGAAATCCGCCGGCGCCCAGCCGAGCACGCCCAGGCCTAGCTCGCGGACGCGGCGCCACGGGTAGGGCGGTCGGGATCCGCCGCCGCCCCGTCCACCGCCGGCGCCGCCGGCCGGCCGCCGGTCAAGGCCAGCACCAGGAAGCGGGCGCAGGCCGCCGCCACGTCGATGACGTTGGCCGCCACCACCAGCTCGCCCAGGTTGTCCGGCGGCGTCCGCCCGCCGGCCGCGATCCCCGGCCCCAGCACCGCCAGCATGTCGCGCAGCGTGAAGACCTGCTGATGAAAGCGGTTGGCCAGCGCCAGCAGGCCGCAGCCGGCCCTCTGCTCCATCTCCGCCAGCGCCTTGAAGGTCGGCCTGAGCACGAAGGTCTCGCCGCCCAGCACGACGGCGAACTCGCCGCGCGGGTGCGTCGGCTGGCCGGCGCCGTTGGCGCCCCGCGGCGCCGCCACCGATTCCGGATCCGGAATCATGTCGGCTGCCGGAGCCGCAGCGCCGCCACCGTCACCGAGGTGACGCCGGAATAGGTGACGGCGACCTGGCCGCTGGCGTTGTTGAAGCTGGCGGGCGGGAAGGGGCCGAAGACGCGGTCGGCGCCGGCGGCGACGGCGCCGCCGGCGTTGGCCTTGGTCATCGCGCCCCGGCCCGGCACGGTGAGGCTGACCGCCTGGGCGGTGATGGTGACGGTGACCGAGCCGCCGCCGCCGTTCTTGACGTAGAGCAAGGCGTCGCCGTCGTTGGCGAACGTGTCGCCGCCGCCGGCGGCGGCGGCGAAGGAGGGGGCGATCCCCGCCTCGACGATGATCTGTTCGGCGAGCAGAGCCATGACCGGCCTCCCGACTAGCCGTTGACGTAGGTGATGGCGCCGGAGGATTCCAGCGTCAGCGAATAGCTCACCTCGCCGTCATGGCCGCCCTCGCGCGACAGGTCGGCCACCAGGAAGCTGCCCTCGAAGGTGTCGCCGCTCTCGAGGACGATGGCGTAGGCCTGCAGCACGCTGGCGTTCAGGTCGGTGACCAGCTGGTCCTCGACGGTGGAATCCTGGAAGACGCCGGCGGCCTGGATCTGCATCGAGCGGATGCCGACGCCGGCCAACAGCTCGCGCCACCCGGCGCTGTCCTTGGTGGTGACGTCGACCGGGTTCTGGTTGAGGCGGAACGAGGTGATGCGCATGCCGGCGATCAGCGTGCCGGCGGCGGCGGTGCCGCGCTTGAGGACGAAGCCGCGGCCCTTTTCGGCTGCCATGATGGAATCCTTTCCTGCTGGCGTTGGTGGTGGTGGCGGTGGCGGGGGTCAGGGGGTCTGGGTCTTGACCGCGTAGCGGGCGACCGCGTGGCGGGTGAGGCCGTCCTCGTCGAGGAAATCCTCGGCGAACTCGAAGCGCACGTCGAGGGGCGTGTGGCCGGCCATGGCCAGCGGCTGCTGGTGCAGCGCGCCGTGCACGGCGTCGAGGATCTGCTTCGCTTCCTTGCGCCCGCCGTGCCGCGACCAGGCGTGCAGCGTCAGCGTCACCTCGGCGCCGATGGTGGTCTTGGTGCCCCAGTCGGCGACCGTGCCGTCGCCGATGGAGATGTAGGGGAAGGCGGCGCCCTCGGGCACGTCGTCGTAGACCCGCGCCGGGTCGCCGACCAGCGCCTTGACCGCCGCCGAGGCGGCGAGCGCCGCGTACACCGCCTGCTGGAAGGCGAGGGACGAATCAGCCGCCATGCCCGCCCCGCTTCAATGCCCGCCCCGCTTCAACGCCCGCCGCGCGGCGGCCTCGATCTGGCCGCGCAGGCGCGCCCGCAAGGCGCGGAAGGCGGGAAAGAACCAGGGCCGCGCCGCCATCTTGACGGTGCCGAATTCGAGGAAGCGGGCGACGTGGGTTTTCTTCGAGCGCTTGAAGACGCCGATCGTGGCGCCGAGGCCCGACTTCGCCAGCCGCGTCTCGATGGCGCCCTTGAGCGCCCCGGTGCGCGCCGGCGCCCGGGCGGCGGCCGCCGCCGCGACTTGCGCCGCGCCGCCGGCGATGGCGGCCCGGAGCTCGCGCCGGGCGTCGTCGGGCAATTTCAACAGCGCCCGCTGCAGCCGCGCCGCGCCGATGACCCGCGATCTCGCCATGGGATAGCCCTCTTTGTTTCCGGTTTTTTTGCGCTTCCCATCCCGGTTGTTTATTGCGCTTCCCATCCCGGTTGTTTATTGCGCTTCCCATCCCGGCCAACCGCGAGGGGTGCGCGCCGTTTGACGGGATGGGAAGCGAATACAAGAGCGCCGTGGCGGGCGCGGATTAAGTGGCGCCGCCTTCCTCGGCCAGCATCTCGGTGAAGGCGCGGCCGCCGGCGAGGTCGTGCGCCGAGCGCACGTTGAGCAGTTTCTCGGCGCCGCCGTGCGGCGTCCATTTGAGCCGCCGCGCGTGGCTCGCGTCCGCCCGCCGGCGGATCACGACCCGCCAGGTGACCTTGCCCTGCAGGAGCTGGCCCTGCAGGGTCTCGGCGGCGCGAACCGGCTCGACCTTGGCCCACACCGTGGCGAGGTCGGCCCAGCCGCGCGCGTTGCCGCCGGCGCCGTCGGGCGCGTTCGTTTCCTGCTGCAGGGTCACGCGCTCGCCGAGCTCGCCGGCGAAGGGTCCGGTCACCCGAAGCCCCAGACCCGGTACGGCGCCAGCAGCGCCATGACCGCCGGGTTGCCGGCCAGCGCGGCGTCGATCTTGGCCTCGCGGTGGCGGTAAAGGTCGCCGATCAACAGCAGCATGGCGGCGCGGACCGGCCCCGGCACCAGGTTGCCGGCGCCGCCATAGCCGGCGGCGAAGCGCACCGTCACCGCGTTCGCCACCCGGCGCGCCGTGGGCCAGGCGAGGCCGTAGGCCGGCAGGATGCGCGCCGGCGCCGCCGCCGCGTCGACGAGGTAGTTGGCGGGGGACCAGGTCTGCTCGGTTCCCGCCAGGTCGAGATACTTGAGCGAGGCGACGCTTTGCAGCGGCGGCAACGGCACCCGCAACGCCCGGTCGGAAGCGGCGGGAAATTCATCCAGCAACCAGTCCCAGGTCTGCGTGACCAGCGCCCGGCCGAGCCAGCCGGCGGCGCCGTCGAGGCTTTCGCGCGCCGCCTGGACCAGGGCGCCGATGAGCGCGTCCTCCGCCGTCCCGTCGACGCGCAAATGGTCCTTGGCCTCGGCCAGGCTCAGCGGCTCCACCGCCGGCGGCGTGACCAGCTTGAGATTCATGTGGCCCGTCACGCGGCTTCCTTCCGCCGGGCCCAGAACTCGCCGGCCTCGGCCTCGGTGGCCGTGCCGGCGCCGCTCCAGTGATAGAGGTGCCGGCCGGGCTTGGCGAGCGTCCAGTCGACGTGGAAATTGCCGGCGGAATCCCGCACCAGCTGCGCGTTCTGGCCGTGGACATAGGTCGTCTTGACGCCGTCGGGCTCGAGCATGGCGAAGGTGGTGACGGTCGGGTCGGTGGGCGCCGCGTTGACGGTGAAGGCCGCCGTCAGGCGCCGGAGGTCGCCGATGTCGTAGGCGGGCGTGGTTGGCATGGGCTTCGCCTGCAATTCGCCATGGACAAAATCAGTTGATCACCAGCACGGCCACCTTGTCGCCGGCGAGCGCGGCGGCGGCCGCCGCGGCGTCGCCGGGCACGAGCGCCGCCAGGCCGCCGTCGGCCGGCGCCAGCGCCGCCGGGCCCGCGTCGCCCGCCGCCAGCCCCGCCAACCCCGTGTCGGCCAGCACCAGCGTCCCCGGCTGCACGGCGGCGAGGAAGGTGACCGCCAGCGCGGCATCCGTCTCCGCCGCCGGGCCGAGCGCCTTGCGCTTCGCCCGGGCCAGCGCCTGGGCCAGGCCGGCCTCGGCGGCCTGGGCTGCGAGCCGCGCCTTGAGCCGCCCCAGAGCCTGGGCTAGATCGCTTTCGCCCGCCTGGCCGAAGGCCTTGCGCTTGGCGCCGGCCATGGCCGGGGCGAGATCGGCTTCGGCCGCCTGGGCGGCGAGGCGCGCCTTGGCCCGCCCCAGCGCCTGGGCCAGCGCCGCCTCGGCCGCCGACGCCAGCAGCTTCGCCTTTGCCCGGCCGAGGGCTGGCGCCAGATCGGCCTCGGCCGCCGGCGCCAGCAGCTTCGCCTTCGTCCGGCCGAGGGCTTGCGCCAGGCCGGCCTCGGCCGCCTGGGCGAGCAGGCGGCGCTTGGGCGCCCAGGCGATGGCCTGGGCGCTATCGCTCTCCAGCGCCTGGCCGAGCACCGGGACGCCGCCGGACGCCACCGCCTGCGCCAGGTCCGTTTCCGCCGCCTGGCCGAGCGCCTTGAGCTTGACGCGGCCGATGGCTTGCGCCAGGCCGCTTTCCACCGCTTGGCCCAGCGCCAGCGTCTTGCGCGGCGCGACCGCCAGCGCCAAGCCGGTTTCCGCCGCCTGGGCGAGCGCCAGCGTCTTGCGCGGCGAGACCGCCAGCGCCGCGCCGGTTTCGAACGCTTGGCCGAGGACCAGCGTCTTGCGCGCCGCGACCGCCAGCGCCGCGCCGGTTTCCGCCACCTGCCCGAGCAGGCGCCGCTTCGGCGCCCAGGCGATGGCCTGCGCGGCGTCGGTCTCCACCGCCTGGCCGAGCGTGGCGGAGATCCCGCCGGCCTCGGCCAGGGCGGCGTTGAACCAGCCCGGCGCCGAGGCGCGGTCGCCGAGCCAGTCAGCCGCCGACCAGCGGCGGCGGGGCAGCCGGACCACCGCCATCGGCGGTCAGGTCCAGCTGCCCTTGGAGGCGAACGCCGCGCCGAGCTTGGTGAGCTTGAAGAAGCTCCCGGCCTCCACCGTCGGCGCCCCGCCGGGGGCGGCGCTGTAGGTGAATTGCGGGATCAGCGTGCCGGCGGCGTTGATCTTGACCACGCCGCGCACGGTGACGCCGATCGCTTCCGTCGCGCTGATGGACGCCGCCTTGACCTGCAGGTTCGCCGCCGACTGGGCCGAGATCATGTCCGAATCGGCCAGGGTCTGGACATCGCCCTCGCGGCACTGGGCGACCCAGTCGATATAGGTCAGCGTGGCGGTGCCGCCGAAGCCGATGCCGGTGGTGTGCGAGGTGGTGCCGGCCGCGCGCGTCAGCACCAGCTTGCCTTCCAGCTCGTAGGTGACGCCGGCCTCCACCGCCACCGCGCCGAGCGCGGGGAACCAGGGCTGGGCGGTGGCGACGTTCTGCCCGGTGGCGTCGGCGTCCAGCACCCGCATGAACACGTCGCCGAAGCCGCTGGCGGCGGCGGCGAGCTTGAAGAAGCCCAGCTCCTGCGCCCATTGGAGGCACTCGCCGGGCTGCAGCGTCTCCTTGTGGCGCTCGCGCTGGGTGCCACCGCGGTTGAAGACGACGGTGACGTCGTTGACCACCGAGGCGTGGCGGTTGCGCACGGAGAGGAAGGTCAGCGCCCGCGTCTTGTTGGCGCCGGGGGTGGCGCAAATCTCGGTCGTCGCCGCGGTGGCGATGTTCGCGTGCTGCACGTCGGCGGCGCTCGGCACCAGGGTCGCCGAGGCGGCCTCGGTGAAATCCGCCACCACGTCGATGTTGCCGGCCGCGCTGGTGATCAGCTCCAGCTTGTCGGTGGCGGCGTTGGTCAGGTTCATGCGCGCACTCCCGCCGCGATCTCGCGCGCCACCAGCTCGCGGATCGGCGGCTTCGGGTGCCGGAGAAAGCCCCGGTCGCTGTCGAATCCCGGCCCGCCGCCGGCCGCTGGCTTGAGCGCGACGCCGCCGGCGGCGCCGTCGTCGCTGGCGGTCGAGGTCCAGGACAAATTCGTGGTGGCGCCCACCGCCAGTTCCTCGCAGCCGCCGCCGAAGCTCAGGTTCCAGCGCAGAGTCTCGCCGCCGTTGACCCCGATCGTTCCCGCCGTCTCCTCGGCCAGGCCGCCCACTACCATGTCGTTGGCGGCCGAGGACACGTCGAGGCTCACGGCGGCGCCGCTGGTGTCCAGGATGCCCGCGAAGCTGCCAAACGGCGATCCCTGGTCAACGCCGCTGTACGTCTGTGCACCCATCTGCACGGCGTTGGCGGAGGCGAGCGTCGCCCGCACCGTCTTCGTTCCCGCCGCCAGCCCGGCCTTGCCGAACATCTCGCAACGGCAGGTGGTCGTGCCCGCTGTTCCCAGCGCGTCGAGGGTGATGTTGTCGCCCGCCGGGTCCCACACGACGCCGGTGACGTCCACCGCGCCGGCGTCCTGCGCCACGATGACGACGGTGCAACGGTCACTGCCTTGCGTCGTGTGCGTCAGGTCGTGGGTCGTGGATGAAGCGGTGCTATTGACCGACGAGGTCTGCTCGTGGGCGATCGCCGCCATCAGCCGGCGCAATTCCCGATCCGACGGGATCCAAAGCCCGCGCCTTGGCACCCAAAAATATGGCACCAGCAGCAGGAAGCGTCTGGCTCGCCTGCTCACGGCGTCCACTCCGCCTCGATGGCGGCGCCGGCCGGCAGCCGGCCGGCGGCCTGCATGAGCAGCCCGAGGAGCGTCAGGTCGCGGCTCTTCTCCTCGTTCGCCGCCGCCGCCTCGCTGGCCAGCGTCGCGGCGCCGGCGCGCCAGCGCCAAGCGCAGGCGCGCCCGCTGGCGCCGGTGATGCGCAGGCTCTGCAGCGCCAGCGTCGCGTCGTCGTAATCGGCGATCAGCGCCCGCGCGCCGCCGAGCGCGCAACCGAGCAGCGTCTGGCTGACCGTGGCCACGCCGTCCCGCTCACGAGGCGCGGAAGAAGCCGGCGGCGGCGATCTGCGCGGTCAAGTCGGAGCCGTCCGGCGTGAGGACGAAATCGTGCAGCGTGCAGGGGACGATGTTGGCGTCGGTGCCGGCGGTGGTGTCGCCGTCATAGGCGATGACGACGTCGTTCCAGCCGTCGCCGGCCGCCACCGCCGTCCAGGTCTGGTCGGGGATGTCGAGGTCGACGCGGTCGTTGGTGTCGTCGGGGGCGAAGGCCACCAGGTCGGCGTCGGTCAGCGTCTTGCGCACGTAGCCCGAGTTGGTGACCTCGTTGGTGGCGCCGGCGACGACGTCGGCCAGCGTGTCCTTGTCCTTGAGCACGGCGTCGGATTCGATGCCGGCGGTGGCCAGCACGGCGACGATGAAGGCGGAGTTGGCGGGGTCGTTGCCGTCGATGCGGACATAGAACTCGGCGACGCGGCCGAGGGCGATGTTGAACACCTGGTTGGCCATCGCTCAGTCCTCCACCTTCTCGCCCTCGAAATGGTTCAGGCGCTCGTAGCCGCCGGGATGGGCCGGGTCGGGCGAGGCCTGGCCGGCATGGGCGGCGGCGACGTGGGCGCGGGCCGCCGCCTCGCCCTCGAGGGCGTCGCCGCAATGTCGGCAGTAATGCCCGGGCCCGCGCCGGACGCGGTAGGCGGTCTCGGGCGGGCCGTGCAGGACGATCAGCCCGCGCCCCGCCGTCAGCCAGCCCTCGACCACCCCCTGCTCGACCAGTTTGGTGGAGAAATTCTGCCGGGCCTTGGCGCGCAGCACGGCGACGTGGTCGAGGACCAGGCCGAGCGCGCGCTCTGCCTCCCGGCGCGGGATCTCGCCCAGCGCGCGCCGCGCCCTGATCTCGGCCGGGTCCGGCCCCGGCGGGCGGCCTTCGCCGGCCGCCGGGTCGGGCTTGTAGACGCGTTTCAGCTTCATGACGATCCCTTTATCGCTGCGCGGGCCGGCGGACGGCGGCGGGGCGGCGGCCTGGCCGCCCGCTCGGGCGGGGCGAGGGCGGCGGCTTCAGCCGCCACCGGCTCGGCCAGGCCGTGGACGATGCGCGCCTGGGCCACCGCGTCCGCCACCTCGAGGACGTCGCCGGGGCCGTAGTCGAAGTTCGGCCCCGACCAGGACACCAGGTTGCGGATCCGCACCGCCGCCTCAGGTGGCCGAGTTGGCGTAATGCTTGACCGGATTCGTGCCGGCGTTGAGCAGGTCGCCGTCCTCGCGCAGGAAGGCGAGGAAGCCCACCTGCAGGAGGTCCGCGTAGCGCTCGACCAGGCGCATCATCTGGATGTCGAGCACCGAGCGGATGACGTACTTGGTGAAGTCGCCGAAGAGCACCGACTTGGCGTTGGCCGCCATCACCGCCACGTCCTGGTTGACGGTGAAGCCGTAGCCCAAAATCGTGTCGGGCTCGCGGGTGGCGAGGCCCGGCAGCCACAAGGGGCGGTTCTGGCTGTCCTTCAGCTTCTTCACCACCTTGAGGGACGAATCGTGCATCATGAAGCGGGCGCCGCGGCGGTAGTTGGGATCGACGCTGTGCTCCAGGTCGACCAGGTCGTCGAAGATGATCGAGAGGGTCTGGCCGGCGAGCCCGGTCTTGCCCAGCGTCGAGGCGGTGACGACGCCGTTGGGCTGGCCGGAGCCGGTGCCGGTGGTGAAGTGCGCGTTGGTGATGCGCCCGAGGCGCTCGCCCAAGAGCCCCGCCAGCCAGGTGTCGGCGGGGAAGGCCTCGTCCTGCAGCAGCTGCAGCGACACCCGCACCAGCTTGGACGTGTACATGAAGCTGTCGAGGGTGACGGCGCCGAAGGTCACGTCCTGCTCGGCGGTGGCGGTGTTTTCCGCCAGGAGCGCGCCGGTCTGGGCGGTGTCGTTCACCGTCGGCATGGGCAGCGCCGCGCCGGTCGAGGTGCGGATCACCGTCGCCGCCTCGCGCATGCCGCCGAAGGCGAGCATGGCCTTTTCCAGCACGGCGCGGAAGTCCTGCGGCACCATGAAGCCGCCGGCGGCGCCGGTGGCTATGCCCTGGGCGCGTAGTTCGGCCGGCAGCGCCGCCTGGCGCGCGGCCATGTCGGCGCGTTGCTCAGGCGCCAGCGCCGCCAGGCCGCCGCGCAGCCAGGCGCGGAAGGCGCCGCCTTCGCCCGCCGCCGCCGCCGGCGGCGGCGACTCGCTGTCGCCGCGCCCGGCGGGCGCCGGCAGCACCCGCGCCAGCTCGGCCTCGGCCCCGGCCTGGCGCTCGGCGCGCCGTTCCAGCGCCTCGATGCGCGGCACCAGGGCGTCGGCGGCGTCCATGGCCCTGTCGAAGGCGGCCTCGTCCTCGGCCGTCACCGTCTCCTTGTTGAGGATGTCGCGCGCCTCGGCGACGATCTTCGCGCGCTGGGCGCGCAAGGCGAGAGCAGTCATGCGGTTTCTCCTTCTCTGGCCGCGCGAGGCGGCGGGGCCGGCCGGCGTCATGCCGGCGCGGAATCGGATTAGCTGCGTTGCGCCAGCGCCAAGCGCAGGCGGCGGCGCTGGTGGACCGGCGGGGCCGCCAGCGCCTCTAGGCGCGCGCGGCTGGTCGGCGCCAGCGAACGCAGCACCGCGTCGGTTTGCGGGTAGGCCGGGAACGCCACGACCGAAACGTCGAACAGCTTGGCGCGCTTGATGGTCCGCAGCGGCACGCCATCCTTTTTTTCCCACACCTCATCCAGCGTCGCGAAGCCGAACGACATCTGCGTCATGTCGCCGCGGCGCATGACCTCGGCGAGGTCGCGGGCGTATTGCGTGCCCGGCAAAGCGATATCGACCGCTAGGCCAACAGTATCCTCAGACAGCTTGAGCGTGCCGCTGCGATTGCGCCCGATCAGCAACCGCGCGTCGTGGTCGATCAGGGCGCGCACATCGTCATCGGCGATGGCGGCGGCGAAGGCGCCCGGCGCGATCTGTTCCCGGAAATACCCCAGATCGGCGACGACATTGAACACCGCCGCGTGCCCGGTCACGCGCATCTGCTCGCCTTCGGCGTTCGTCATCGCGGCGGCGCCGCCGGAGCGGGTTTCGCGCTGGCCGGCGTCAGGCGGCATTGGCGGCATCCGACGTTCCTTTCGTTTGCCCGCCGTCCGGGGCGGGCGTCATATTCAACGGGACCAGCGGCGCGTCGAGGCCATCAATCGGATTGAGGTTTTCCAGCGCCCGCGCCTCGTTGCGGGTGACGAACCCGGCGTTGATGCCGGTGGCGTACGCCTCGTACCGGCTCTTGATGTCGCCGCGCAGCAGGCCGTCGATCTTGAATTCGGGGAAATGCAGCGGGTCGCCCGCGAACAGTTTCCGCATCAATTCCTGCTCCCAGCGCACGAGCCAGGGGCGGATGGTGTGCACGACGAACTCGATCGACTGGTGCTCAATGTTGCTGAAGGTGGCTTTTTCCAGGTCGCCGATCAAATGCGGTGGCACGCGGAAGATGCGGGCGATTTCGGCGGTCTGGAACTTGCGGGTCTGCAGGAACTGCGCGTCCTCGGGCGGAATGCCGACCTCGTGCAGCTTCATGCCCTCCTCCAGCACCGCCACCTTGTGGGCATTGGCGAGGCCGCGCAGGGGGTCGATGACGCTCTCGGCCAGGTTCTTGCGCGCCCCCTCGCCGAGCTTGCCCGGGTGCTCGAGCACGGCGCCGGGGCGGGCGTTGTTGGCGAAGAAGCGGGCGCCGAATTCCTCGGTCGCCAGCGCCAGGCCCACCGCCTGGCGGGCCATGCCGATCACCGAATAGCCCACCAGCCCGTCGAAGCCGAGGCCGGGGATGTGCAGAACGTCATCGGGTTCGAGTTCGATCTCGCCGCGCTCGGTCCGCGTTCGGTAAACAATACGCCCCTGGACGCGCGTCGGCCGCGTGCGATCTGGCAGCAGCGGGAGCAGAGCCACTGTGCGGCCGGCGCCGTTGCGCTCGATCACGGCGTACCCGTTGCCCCAGGTCGCGACGTGCGCGGTGAGCGTCTCCCGGAAAGTAAACGAGGTCATCGCCTCGTTCGGCGCGTCGTGCAGCAGCGCGTTCAGCGGATGGCCGGGCGCGGCGTTCTTCTCCCCGCCGGACTTGCGATAAACAATTAGCGGCAGCGAGGCGACGGTTTCCGACAGCACGCGCACGCAGGCGAACACCGCCGACGATTTGAGGGCGCCCTGCTCGCCCACCGCGACGCCGCTGGCGGTGGCGCCGCCGCCCAACGCCGCCAGCCAGGCGGCCGGGTTGGCGAGGCTGGTGGCTGGGTTTTCCAGCGAGCGAGCGAGGAGGCGGCGCAGCCAGTTCACAGCACCAGCACTCCCCGCTGTTCGTAGACCGAGGGCCCCGGCGCGCCGTCGGCGATGGCGCGGCCCAGGGCCATGACGGCGGCGACGATGCCGTCGATGCGCGCCTTCGATTGCCGGCGGTCGGGCTTCACCGGCTTCAGGTTGCCGGCTGGGTCCTGGGCGACGGCGGCGTGCTGGGCCATCCAGCGCAGCACCGGGTTGCCGCCGTGGTTCAATTTCCCCTCCAGCACCAGCTTCTCGAAGTGCTTGGCCGGCGCCGACATGGAGGCGAAGCCCTGGCCGAACTCGACCATGGCGACGCCGTCGCCCATGAGTTGCGTGGTGAGATAGGTCGCGTTCCAGCGGTCGCGGGCGATCTCGCGCAGTTGCACGCGGCTGGCCAGCGCCGCCCGGGCGAAGGCGTCGCGGGCGGCGGCGTCGGCGCCCTCGGCCACGCCGGAGATCATCAGGCGCAGCGCCGCGTAGTCGACCACGTTGCCCTCGGTCAAGGTGATGAAGCCCCGCCGCGCCCATTCGTCCAAGGGCACGCCGTCGCGCGCGACGCGCTCGGCCAGGCCTTCGCGCGGCAGCCAGAAATGCGCCCAAAGGTCGACGGCGTCCGAGCCCGGGCGGTCGAAGACCAGCGCCAGCGCCGTGAGGTCGGCGACGGCGGAGAGGTCGAAGCCGCCCCAACAGGGGCGCCCTGCCAGCGCCTCGAGCGTCACCGATTCGGCGCCGCGGCCGCAGGCGTCCCACTTGTCCATGGGCAGCCAAAGCGTGTGCTGCTCGGTCGGGATGTTGAGGTGCAGGCGCTTGAAGGCGTTGAGGTGGCGCGGCAGCTGGCGGGCCTGGCGGGCCTTTTCGCGCAGGTAGTCGATGGAAATGGTTTCGTTCAGGCTCGGGTTCGCCTTCGGCCACACGCGCTCGTCGAAGGGGTCGTCGTTGGGGTCGGCGGCGAAGAGCACCGGCAGCAGGCCGTGGTCGGCGCGCCGGCGCGCGGCCACCTCGAGCGCGTGCTCATGCATCTCGCCCCAGAGGCTGTTCATGTCCTCGCCGGCGGTGGTGAGGTAGATCTCCAGCGGCTGGGCGCGGGCGCCGGTGGCGGTGGCGAGCACGTCGTAGAGGTTGCGGTCGCGCCAGGCGTGGATCTCGTCGCCGATGAAGCCGGAGACGTTGAGGCCGTCCTTGGTGCCGCTCTCGGCGGAGAGGACCTCGAGCTTGGAGAAGGATTCGGGGTCGTTGAGGTTGAACTTGAAGGCGAGGGTGAAGGCCTTCATGAAGGGCGAGAGCGCGCGCATGCGCGCCGCCTCGTTGAAGACGATCAGCGCCTGCTTGGTGATGGTGGCGGCGCAGTAGACCTCGGCCCCCGCCTCGCCGGCGAAAAAGGCGAGATAGAGCGCCAGGCCGGCGGCGAAGGCGGTCTTGCCGTTCTTGCGGCCGACGAAAAGATAGACGCGGCGGAAGCGGCGCGTGCCGTCGGCGCGCTTCCAGCCGAACGCCGCCCTGACCACCGCCCGCTGCCAGGGCAGGAGCGCGAACGGCCGCCCCGCCCAGCGGCCCTTGGTGTGGCGCAGGAAACGGGGAAAGAAGGACTCGGCGTGGGCGGCGGCGGCGGCGTCGAAGCGGTCGCCGGGCAGTTGCGTCGCCGCGACCCAGGCCTCGATCGCGGCCGCCGGGGCGGCGGGGCCGCCATCGCCGGCGGGCGGGGCGGGGTCGTCAATGCGGAGGGCCGCGGCGGAATTCATCGTCGCTCACCTGGTTGAGATCGCGCGGCCCCGGCGGCGCGGCCGGATTCGGCGCCGGCGCCGGCGCCGGCGGTTCCAGTCCCGGCAGCGGCAGCTGCTTGCCCTCGCCGGTGACGTGCGCGACGCGGGCGCGCGCCGCCGGCGTCATGCCGTAGTCGCCGGCGAACGCCAGCAGCCGCTTTTCGCAGTCGGCGGCGATGCGGATTTCCGGGCGCATGCGCACCACGCCGTTACGCTCGTAGGTCAGGCCGTGGGCCGCGGCCGCGGCGAGCGCGGCGCGCCAGCGGGAATAGTTCGCGCAATGCCCCTCGAACACGCTGAGATCGAGGTTGCGCAGGCAGCCCCGGCGCGTCAGCTCGTGCGCGAGGCGGCGCCATTCGGCCTTGGCCAGCGCGTCGAGATGCGCCGGCGGCGGCGGGACCTTGAGGCTCGCCACGCGGAGCGAATCGCTCGCCGGCTCGCCCGCCGCCGGCGCCGCCGTGTCGATCGGCTTGCGCTTGCGCTTGCCGGCGTGCCCGCGCAACAGGTCGACCGCCGCCGGATTGGGCTTCCGTCCGCGCCTGGCCATTCCCGCCCCTGAAATAATTTCCGCCGAATTTCGCGGCCCCGCTTTCCCGATTGTCCCACGGTCTAGGCAGTAGCGGCTCCAGGGATTAGACGCCCCTACCCCCGCCGCCGTCCTCGCGCCGCGTCTTCGCCGAGTGACAGGCGTGGCAGAGCGGCTGCAAGTTCGCCCGCTCGTCCGTGCCGCCCCGCGCCCGCGCCATGATGTGATCGACGTCGGCGGCGGCGACCGTGCGGCCAGCGGCGGCGCAAGCCCGGCAGAGCGGCTCGTCCGCCAGCACCGCCCGGCGCAGCTTCTGCCAGGCGCTCCCATAGCCGCGCGCCGCCGATCCGCCGCGCCAGCGGTCATGCTCGGCCGCGCGCGCCGCCGCGCTCTTCCAGCCCGCCGGACGGTGCACTGGTGGCGATGTTGGCATTGATGGCTCGGTGGGGGAACGAAAACGCCCGCCGGAGGGCGGGCGGCGGGCGCAATTCGCGCAATAGGCGCGATTCTTAGTTGCGTGGGCCATCGATGTCAAGCCCCCCCGCGCGCTAGTAGATCGAGGGCGGCGATCAACACCCCGGCGATCGCCTTGCGGCCGACGCTGCCGCCGCCCCATTGCAGCCGCCGCGCGCACTCCTCGAGGGTGGCGCAGGCGCCGAGGACGTGCCACACCACCTGCGCCAAGAGCGAGCCGTGCCCGCCCAGCTTGGCGATCATGCGCGCCACCCGCTCCCGCGCCGACAGCGCCCGCTCATCGCCGCCATAGCCGCGCTGGCGGCGCTCGAAGCCGCGGGCCGCCAGCGGATCCAGCCCCGCCTGGCGGAACTGCTCCTGGAAGCGGCGGGCGACGCCGACCTGCGCCGCGCCGAGGGCGCCCTTAATGCGCATCTGCTCGACGGTGTCGAGCGCCCGCCAGGCGCGCCGCGACCGCCCTTGCGGATCGACGATTTCCGCCCGCTCGTGCGGGTCGTGGCCGAGCCGCTCGGGCGTCGGCGCCGCCGGGTCGGCGCGCCTAGCCGCGCGGCGCCCCGGCCTGGACCTGGACCTCGACCTTGCCACCGAACGCCTCCGCGATGCGGCCGCCGAACTGGACGGCGATGTAGTCGCGCCGGAACGCGCTCGTCGCCAGCAGCGCCCGCCGGCCCGCGTCCCACAGGCAGCCCTCGAACCAGGCCGCGAACTCCCCCCTGCCGAGCACGCTTTCCAGCCTGGCCCGCTGCCCGTCCGATAGCGGTCCCGCTCCCGCCGCCGGCTGGTCCGCGGGCGCCGAGGCCTGCGGCTCGTTCGTGTGCGCCGAGGCCGGCGCCTTGGGCGCCGCGCCGGCCTCGCGCGCACACACCGTCCTTGATGGTTCCTTTTGACGGTTCTCTTTGACGGTTAAGGAAACAGTATTCTTACCGGGGGCCACCATTGGCCCCTGGTGCGGCTGGTTTTGGCCCCTGGTGGCGGCGGTTTTGGCCCCTGGTCCAGGGGCCATGGTGGCCCCTGGTCCAGGCCCATCGCCAGGGGCCATGGTGGCCCCTGGTCCAGGCCCATCGCCAGGGGCCATGGTGGCCCCTGGCGCGGCGTCGTCCGGCGCGTATTCGGGTGCCGGCGGCAACAGCCCGAGGCGGTAGACGGTGCCGCCGAAACGGCCGTCGCCGCGCACCGAGCGCTCGCGGCCAAGCTTGCCCGCCGCCGCCAGGCGCGCCAGATAGCGCTTGATCGAGCGCCCGGGATAGCCGGTCTTCTCCGCCAGCGCCGCCTGGCTCGGCCAGCAGCGCCCGCCGGCGTCGGCGAAGTTCGCCAGCACGAGCAGCACGAAGCGCTCCGCGGGCGGCACATCGCGCTGCTCCAGCGCCCAGTTCATAGCCGCCACGCTCATGGCGCCGCCCCCGGCCGCCGGCGGCGGGCGATGATTTCCCACGCCTCCACCCCGCCGTCCGCCAGCCCGACCTCGACCATGAGCCGCCCGTCGCGCGCCGCCCGGCCCTGGCGCCATTCCACCGCGCGCACCAGCCCGATCAGCGTCTGGGCGGCGAATTCCAGCCGGGCGCGCGCCTTGATTTCCGCCTCGCGCCCGGCATGGCCCCCCGCCGCCGGGCCCGGTTCGCCGGCGGGCGCGGGCAACGGCCGCAACCCGCCGCTCACGCCGCCCCCGCAATATTCGCCGCGTCAATGCTTAGCTCGACTTGCGGCTCGTCTTCGTTTCCTGGCGCGGCGCCGGCGATCAGCCGGTTGTCCGGCGTCACGACGATGGCATGTAGCAACCCCACGTCCGCGATGCTCGCGGCCAGCGCGGCGATGTCGCCCAAGTCCTTGCGGTGGCGCGCGCCGATGACGATATCCGACAGGACGATCATGGCGCGCTCATCAACAACGGTGCGTCCTTGGCGATCCGCTGCCGCGCCATTTCGACGTACTCGGCCTTGGCCTCGATGAGAATGGCATTGCGTTGCAGCCGGGCGGCGGCCAGTCCCACGGTTCCGCTTCCCCCAAACGGATCGAGCGCCGCGCCGCCAGCCGGGCAGCCGGCCAGGATGCAGCGCCGCGCCAGTTCAGTCGGGAAGGTGGCAAAGTGGGCTTCCGGGAACGGCTCGGTCGCCAAGTGCCAGACGTTGCGGAGGTTGCGGCTTGTCGGCAAATCCGCGGCTGTTCGATTATGCACCGCCGCAACGAATGATCGGTTGTTTTTGATGCCCAGCCCCGGCTCCGTGGCCTTCGGGTTTCTGGTATTGTGGCCGTGGGCGTGCGCCCCCCCGCTTACCTTTTCCATCACCGCGTCGGCGTCGTAAAAATACTTCGCCCGCTTGCTCAACAGGAATATCTTTTCATGGGCCGAGGTCGGGCGATCGGTGATGGATTCGGGCATCGGATTCGGCTTCGCCCACACGATCTCCGAGCGCAACCACCAGCCATCCGCCTGCAGCGCCAGCGCCACGCGGGCCGGGATCATGCACAAATCCTTGGGCTTGAGGTCGTCCGGCGTTGGCGGACGCAATCCGTGAGCGTAGGCGTCCCCGAAAAATGCGGGGTGGAGTTTCGATTTTCCTGGATCGCGTGTGGCGCGCACGCCGCTTGTGTAGCTATCCCCCAAATTCAGCCACAACGTTGCGTCGTCGCGCATGACGCGGCGCACAAGGCGGAAGATTTCAACCGCGTGCTGGACGTAGCGGTCGATGGTTGGCTCTAGACCATGCACGCCGCGCCAGGCTCCGCAGAGACGGCAAAAACTTCCGCTGTCGGAACTGCGCGATATTTCATCCTGGCGCTTCGGGTTGGTTAGCGACGACGTCGAATAATCACCTGGCTTGTTCCCGCAGCCAGGTCTTGCCGGCAACAGGCCCCCCCACTCATGCGCGCACGCCGGATCGCCGTCACAGATCGTCGGCGGGATGCCGTAATCGCGCAGGCCCCAGTAGGGCGGCGAGGTCACCACGCAATGCACCAACTGCTCCGGCAGCGTGGCCAGAACAGCGCGGCAATCGCCGTGGAGGATTTGGACGCTCATGCCGGCCATTCGCTCCACTCGCGCCCGTCCAGCGCCCGCCCGGCGGCGTGCGCGCCGAAACGCCACGAAACCGGTTTCCCCGTGTTGTAGTTCCACTCGTGCCGGTTCCACGGATACGGGTAGCGCGGCTTGCGCGCGCCCGCCGGCGCCTGATCCTCCGGCGCCCAGGCGCCCCATTGCTTGAAGAAGAACGCCGCGCCGGCGGCGGCGCACTGGTCGCGCAGGCTCCGCGCCCACTCCGGATGCATGGGCCTGGCGCCCGGTCCGCTCTCGCCGCCGACGATGACCCAATCGAGAATCTTTTGCGACCAGTCATCGTCCATCGAGCCGGCCTCGTCCAGCTTCCGCCGACGCTTGAGAAAGGGCAACAAGTTGATCGGTGCCAAAAGCGGCTCGGCGCTCACGAAGCGGATTGCCGCCGGGGGTTCCAGCAGCAGCGGAATCCGCTCGTCCGCCCGCTGCTGGTCCTCGACGCTGACGCCCAACCAGACATTCGAGAGTGGCCATGTCGTCGGCGAATAACCGACCCCCACGGCGGAAGTGCGCGAAGGATCATCGCCGAGCCATGCGGAGTTGATTTGATGCGCGATCTTCACCAGAAAGCCGGCGTGCTTCGATTGGCAATAATCCCGCATCCGCTCGGCGCGCTTGGTCAGCACGATGAAGGTATGCTTGGGCGAAAGCGCCATGACGGCGAAAACCCGGTCGATCCACTCGTCGGGCACGACCTCATGGAACAAATCGCTCATCGAATCGACGAAGATGCGGCGCGGCTTGCGCCAGCGGAGCGGCAGCGTCAGGGCGGCCTCGTCGAGCCGGACTTCTCCGGTCCACACCGGATGGCCGTTGACGGTTTTTGTCAGCCCAACATACTTCGATCCTGGCTGCGTTCCGATGCGGTGCGCCATGCGCATGGCATAACATGAACGACACCCACGGCTGACGATGGAACAACCGGCTGTCGGGTTCCAGGTCTTTCCTTCGGAACCATCGGCGCCCCGCGTCCATTCGATTTTCGTCATCATCGGGCCTGGAACCGACCGTGCTCATCGTGGCCAATATTATGACCGCTCACAAAACAACGTGGGCGGCCTTGGCCGTCGTATTTCTTGAATTCCGCCATGCAGCCACAAGCACACGCAACGATAGGATTGGGTTCACTCGGCAGGCGTAGTGCTTTCCCGCTGCGGCGGTGCGCGACAAAATGATGCGCGCGACTTTCGTTGACCTGAATATTCTCCGCTCGGTTGTCTTGTTTGTCGCCGTTGATATGATGGACTTCCTCGTCAAGCCGCAATGGTCGGCCGAGTGTGTGTTCGGCGACGATGCGATGCTCGTAGGCATAGCCGCGCACATCGGCAAGATGATGTTCTTTGCCGACACGGATTAGAATGTACCCGTTGGAGGCGATTGAGCGCCCGCCCTTCCATTGCCCATTCATGGCCCCGTACTGCCCACCCCACGTCGGCATCAGCCCCACCACGGATTAAAAGTGTGGTCGCACCACTCGATGCGGCTGGTGGTGCTCACAGCGCCGCCCTTATGAACGCCGCCGCCACCTGCGGAACCACGGAATTGCCGTAACCCCTCAGCCGCATCGCGCACGCTTCCCCCGTCGCTTGAGCTTCCTGTGCGCCCGGATCGCCGCCTGGCACCACGCGACGGGAAACCCCTGGAGCCACGCAGAGAAGGCCGCGTTTACAGCGCCGTCCGCTCATCGCGGCTGCCTGGCTTTGTCTGTCGTTTGACTTGCCATGACTTGCCGCGTTACTTGCGCGTCCAGGCCCGGGCCAAAGCCGGGGTTGGAGCCGGGCGCGGCGGACCGGGCGGCGCAGACGGGAGACGGGACGGGCGGCGGGACGAGAGGCGGGGACCGTCCGCAGGCGCGCACCACCCGCTCCCACCCGCCGCCCGCCTCGACCGCCGCCGGCGGGCAGCCGAGGGCCGCGCCCGGCGCCGCCCAGACGGTCCATTCGGGCGCGAGCTCGCGCTCGATCTCGAGCCCCGCCCAGACGCCGTCGGCGATATAGAGGCTGGCGCCGCCCGCCGGCCGCAGGCGCAGGGCGGCCCCCTTGATGCTGCCCAGGGCCATCACCGGCATCAGCCGCCGGGCGGCGCATATCTCCGGATCGAACAGCCGCAGCACGCCCACCAGGCGCCCCGCGCCGTCCTCGAGCCGGGCCAGCGCGCAGCCGCGCACGGCCTTGTCGTGCGGGTGGCGCGAGGCGGCGTGCCACTTCAGCGCGCGGCCCCAGGCGGGCGCCGTGGCCAGGCGTTGCAGCCAGCGGTTCGCCGCCTGGTTGCCGGCCCAGCCGCCGTCGGCGCCGTAGATCGCGTCGGTGCCTTGTTGCCACAGCATCCAGGCCTCGCGCTCGCGCTGGGCGCGGTCGAGGTCGGCGGCGCGCGGCCGCGCGCGGCGGACGGCGGCGCTCACCTGGATTCGCTCCCCGCCAGCTCCCGCTCCAGCCCCGCCGCCCAGGCCAGGCCCGCCGCCAGCGCCCGCGCCGCCGGGCCCTGGGCGGCGGCGAAGCGGCGCCCCAGCGCCGCCGGCGTCTCGCCGTACTGCAGCAGCAGGCTGGCCAGGATCGCCAGCGCGTCGAGGGTGTCGTTGAGGTCGGTGTCGGTGCGCCCGCGCGGGCGGATGAAGATTTCCCTGGCCTGGCCGCCGGCGTCGACATTGGCGCGCACGTGCAGGTCCACGTCCCCGGCCGCCAGCCGCCCGGCGGCGCCGAAGCGGCGGTGGGGCAGCCGATGGCGGCCGGCGCTCACGCGCCGCCGCCTTCCGGCCCACGGGGTATCCTTCGCGCCGGCCGGCCGGCCGCGTCGGTGGCGATCGCCGCCGCCTCCGCCGCCAGCGGGCGGAACGGCCGCGCCGGCGCCCAGGCGGCGCGGGCGCCGGTTGGCTCGCCCGGCGGTAGCATGTAGCGCCGCGCGCGCGACCGGCCTTCGGCCACCACCATGCCGGCGGCGATCAGCCGCGGCAGCAGGTAGGTGAGCTGGTGGCCATTCAACCCGGTCGCCGCCTCGATCTGCGTCCGCTTGCGGGGCCCGCCCGCCAGCGCCGCCAGCACCTTTTCCCGCGCCCCGCCGGCGGCGGCCGGCGCGGGTTCGCCGTTCCCCGCCCGGCTTGCTTTGCGCTTCCCGGCTGCTGTTTTCCGCCTCCCGTCCCGGCCAACCGCCGGGGTTGGCTCCCTGTTTGACGGGACGGGAGGCGAAGCAAATGGGCCGGGAAGCGGCAAAGAGGCGTCGTCTTCTGCGCCTCCCGTCCCGGCCAACCGCCGGGGCCAGCTGGCTGTTTGACGGGACGGGAGGCGAATCCGAGGGATGGCGCCGGGAAGCGGAAATGATCCGGCGGCGCCGCGCAGCACCGCCGCCGCGAAGGCCAGCGCCTCGCGCCGCCGCTCCAGCTCGCCGATGCAATCGTCAAGCGCCATGATCGCCGGCTTGAACGCGTCGGCCACCGGGCCTCGTCCTGAGCCTGTCGAAGGCCGGCCCTTCATGCTCAAGCCCCCGGAAAAGACCCCCCGCCGCCCGCGCTCGCGGGCGAAGGGGGGCAAGTCCGGGGAGGGATGCGGCCGCCGGTCTCCCGGCGGGGCCGCACCGGCCGATTCGCGCGCGGCCCCGTGAGGATGGGGCGGCGCCCGCCTCGGTCCCGGGCGGGGAAGCGCGTCACATTGGAATAAATCATCATCACGCCGCCGCCGGCGGCCCGTCCCCGCCGCCCGCCACGTCGCTCAGGCGCCGGTGGCCGGCGAAGGGGAATGGAGCGACTTTTCCGGCCGCCTCGCCCTCGCCCGGGCGCCGCTCGATTGCCTCCTCCAGCGCTCGCGCGCTGCGGAGGATGTGCGCCAGCCATTGGTTGAGCGCCGCGCCGGCGCCGGGCGGGATCCAGAGCGAGCCGTCGGCGCGGCGGGCGGCGCGCAGGCACTCGGCCAGGCAGTCGATCTCGGCGCTGAGCATATCCTCACCCCCGCCGCTGGTATTGCCGCACCAGCTCGGCCAGCGCCCGCTCGACACCGGGCTCGCCCGCGCCCTCCATGCCGGCCAGGCGGCGCACCTCGCCCTGGAACTCGGGCACCCGGGCCAGCAGCGTCAGCAGGTGCACCGCGTTCGGCGCCGCCCGCCCCTGCAGCCAGTTCTTGGCCGCCGCCGGGTTGCAGCCGGCTAGCCGCGCCAGCGCCTTGGCCGGCGCCCGGCTCTCGGCCACCGCCAGGCGCAGCGGAAGCACCAGCGCCGACACCGCCTCGGCCTTGGAGAGGCGCAGGATTGGCGCCTCGCCGGCCTTAACCGTTTGCCCCGCCGGGGGGTAAATCTTTCGCGCCGCTTGCGTCATCGCGCTCCTCCCGCGCCTGTTATGCTGTGGTCTCGGCGGCCGCGTCGGCGAGGCGCGCGAGATCAGCCAGCGTCGCCTCGGCGATGCCGCGCTTCTCCGCCGCCCGCACCAGCCGCCGCCAATAGCGCGCCGGGATCGATCCCCGCGCCCGCCATTGCCGAACCACCAGGCCGGAAACGCCGAGATCGCGTCCCAAGGCTTCGGCGCTCGGCCACTTGTCGATCACCTGTCGCATCGCCGCCGACGATACGAAATGTATCGCGGGCGGTCAATACCCCATGTATCGGCCCAACCGTTACATTTTGAGGCGCCATGATCGAGAGCAAGGACCGCATCCGCAAGCTGCTGGACGAGTTGCAGATGGACGTGCCGCAATTCGCCGCCTGGCTCGGCGTGCCGTCCTCGACCATGCGCTCGCTCGCCAATGGCACGCGGTCGATCTCCAAGGCCATGGCCGTGCGGCTGGCGCAGCGCTGCAATCTCAATCTCGAATGGGCGCTGCTCGGCAGCGGCCCCCAGCGCCGCCTCGCCGCGCCTTCCACGGCCGACGTCGCCGGTCTCGCCGAGGTGTCGGCGGCGCGGCCGGCGGCCGCCTTTTCCGACGGCGACCACGACCTCTACGCCGAGATCATCCGGCGCGTGCGCAAATGCTACGGCGAGGCCGGCGTCGCGCTCGCCGATGACGGCGATCTGGCCGCCGCCGAGCAGGTCTACAAGAAACTGCGCCGCTTCAGCCGCGGCCCCGCCGACCGCGCCGCCGTCCTTGACCTCCTGATCGATGAGGTCAAGACTGGCTTGCGGCGCCGGCGCGACCGCCTGATCGACCCGCCGCCGCAAGCGAAAGTGGACGCCAAGCGGCCCTGACGACGCCTCGCCGGCGCGCGCGCGACCTCGGAGCCCGACCGATGGAAGCCATCGCCGTCATTGCCGTGCTGCTCGCCGCCGGCGCGCTTTATTTCCTCCCCACCATCATCGCCGACCGGCGCCACCATCAGAACAGCGCCGCCATCGGCTTCGTCAATCTGTTCCTCGGCTGGACGCTGCTTGGCTGGCTGGCCGCCCTCGTTTGGGCGGCGAGCGCGGCGAACCACGCCCCGCCACCCGGCGAGGCCGGCGGCGGCGGGCCACGCCGCAAGTGCCCCTTCTGCGCCGAGCCGATCCAGCCCGAGGCCAAGGTCTGCCGCTTCTGCGGCCGCGATCTTCCCGCCGCCGCACGCATGAAAGTGGCGGGAGCTGACGCCGATTCGCTAGGGCCAAGACCCGGAGGATGAGGCCATGCGTTTCTGCTAC